TGATTTAGATTCGGGGATGAGTACGCTCCGTTCTCATTTGCGTGAGGTTGCGGATTATATGGCTCCCGGCAAACAAAACATATACTCTGATTTGGTTGAGGGCGGCAAGAGGATGGCTAAGATATACGATGGCACTCCTATTCTTGCACTGAGGACATTCGCCAGTGGTTTATTTGGTAATCTATCACCGCAGGCTTCGCCGTGGTTTTCTCTTACTACCCGCAATAAGACAGCAGCAGAAAACGCTAATGTAAAGTTCTGGTTGGCAGACACAACAGAGCGCATGAGAAGTGCAATCAATGCCAGTCGTGCGCCATTGGCCTTACAGGAAATATACTTTGATGAAGGATGGGCAGGCACGGGCGTTCTTTATGTGGCAGAGGGCAAAAAGTATTTATTAAACTGCCAGACATTCAGTATTGCTAATTGCTGTATCACCACGGACGCAGAGGATAATGTCGATGGCCTGTATCGCCGGACGAAGTTTTCTGCTTTGCAGTGCATTCAGATGTGGGGCGATGCAGTTTCCAAAGAAATCAAAGACGCATATGAGAAGGGAAAGCGTAAAGAAACTTTTGAAATCATCCATGCTGTGTTTCGGCGCAATGATTACGACTGGCGCAAGTTAAACAACCTGAACATGCCTTACGCCTCAATGTACATCGAGAAGAAAAACGCTAATCTTTTGTCTGAGGGTGGCTATCAAGAGTTTCCTTATGCAGTGCCCAGATGGGATAAAAGCGAAGGGGAAGCAACGGGCAGATCATGTGCGATGGATGCCCTGGCTGATACTAAAATGCTCAATCAGATGAACTATGATAACACCCGCGCTTTCCAAAAGAGCATTGACCCTGTTATTTTGGCTTCTAAAGAAAGCGCATTATCCTCAACAAACACACGTCCGGGCGGCGTGATCTATCATAAGTCCGGCGAAGTACCGACAACGCTTGATAGTCGTGGAAACTTCTCTTTAGCGTTTGAAGTGGAAGAACGCAGGGAAAGACGAATCAAAGAGTTTTTTTATAATGATCTTTTCCAATTACTAGCGTCCGATCAAACTAACGGCAAAACGGCTTATGAGATAAGCAAACGATTGGAAGAAAGCATATCTATCCTTGGGCCAGCGTTAGGCAGGCAGCAGACAGAGTTGTTTGATCCGTTCTTGACTCGTGTCTTTTGGGTATTGTACCGCGCCGGTCATTTAAGACCAGTACCGGAAGAGTTATCCAATCAGGGATTAGCGGTTGATTATGTCGGCAGACTGGCCTTGGCGATGAAATCACAGGAAACACAGGCAACGAGTCAGGTCTTAAGCTTTGTGTCTCAAATGGCGCAAGCCAAACCTGAAATACTGGATAACTTTGATGTGGATGAGATTGCCCAGGGAACGGCGCAAAGATCAGGCATGCCGATTAAATACCTTGTGCCTCCCGATGTGAGGGATAAGAGACGGAAGGCCAGAGAGCAGGCGCAGGCAGAAGCGATACAGGCACAACAAGAGGCCGAGATGCTGAAACAAGTACCGAATCTGTCTAAGTCTATTGAACCAAACAGTCCGGCAGAGGCTTTAATGAAAGCGGCGGGTGGTGGTAGATGAAAGACGACATCTTCAATGCCGGGAAAATAGAAGACGCAGCCAAGAAAATAGCCGATATGGGTCAGGAAGAAGACAAACAACGGCGCATTAACTTTGGTTTGACGTTCTCCACAAGAGAAGGATTTGAGGTCTTGAAGGATATTGCGATCATGTGTCACGCTCAGTCAATTTCTTATGTGCCGGGTGATCAGATGGAAACAGTTTTTAGAGAAGGCGAACGCAACGTGTTTTTGTACATCTTGGCGCAATTAAGCGATGAGATGAAATCCAAAATAATGATTGGAGGTTAGTTTATGGCAGAAAACGATCCGGGAAATGATCCTGGCAATCAGGGCAATCAAGGCGGTGATCCGGGAAGTCAAGGTAATCAGGGTGGTGCTCCTCCGGCTGGTGGTGCGCCAATGACAATTAACGCGGAACTATTAGGCGAGTTTAAAGATGATCCGGCATTTAAGCCGTTTATTGATAAACCGTTTGGAGAAGTATTCAAGAGCTTTAAACATGCTCAGTCCATGGTTGGCGGTGAGAAGGTTGCGCTTCCTGTGGGTAAACTGGACACGCCGGAAAGCTGGAACTTCCTTTTTGATAAACTTGGCAGGCCAAAGGACGCGGACGGGTATAAGTTTGATAAACCCGAACTGCCGGAGGGAGTTCCCCACGATGAGACATTAGAGAAGCAATTTAAAGCGACATGCCACGCCACAGGCATTTTACCGAAGCAGGCTGCCGCTATCTATGCTTTGTGGAATAAGGCGCAGGCGGACGCATACAACGCTTTTAATGAGGCTGAAAACAAGAGATCAGAAGTAACGGGCGAACTGTTACGGAAGGAACTTGGCACAAAAGAGCGTTATGATGAATATGTCGCGGGAGCAAAGGCGGCTTTAAACCGATTTGGTGGTGCGCCGGAAGAAGTGCAGGCGTTTGTTGATAAGTTTGGCAATGATCCGCTGGTGGTTAAAGTATTCGGGAATGTTGCCAAGGGCATGATGGAAGACGCGGCATTGCGCGGGGATAAATCCTTCAACCTGATGGGTGAGGATGCGCCGGCGGCGGTCAAGGATATTATGACAAACAAGGATAATAAACTGAATAAGGCTTATTGGGATAAGACTAACCCGCAGCATGATTACGCGGTGGCAGAGGTAACCAGATTGCAAGAGGTTATCCACGGCAATAAACCAATAAACATGGCGGGGTGATGAAATGGAAGATACCTTTGATCCCTCAAAAGAGGGCAGACGAGTAGTGACACGTTTCGGGCAACCGAATGATCGGCAAGTGACCGAAGACATGCAGCGGCGAGAAGAATCAGCGCCGCGAAAGGATGGGCAAGATGGCAGTAAAAAAGAAAGCGCCAGTTAAGGTCGAACCAAAAGAAGTTATCAAGCCGGTTGCATCTCCTCCTCCGGCTGATCCTGCTCCCGCCTACCCACCGGGGTTGTCTTATGCCCTGAGGCGGGAACTTGAGGAAATCACAAAACAGACGGGCAGAACGTTTGATTTAAACGCGCCTATATCTGTTCTTGAAGCAATTTGTAATGATGCTAACCGTCCGGCTGATTCATGGCGGAACAGGTGGCGTCAGTAGCGGGCAACTCGGAAGAGTCCGCAAAAGGGGCAAGCAGTAAATATGTAGTCGGGTAGCTCGGAAGAGTCCGTGCAAGCCAAAAGCAGGCCGTTAAAACAGCAAGACGTAATTGCTGATGATAGCTTCCGTTTGAACGGGCAGAGCCATCGAAAATTAAAAAAATAAAATAATTTTCGGAGGTTTTAACATGAGCACTCAGATTACAACTGCAATGGTTGAACAATACTCAAGTAATGTTCAAATCTTAATGCAACAGAAGGAGTCCCGGCTGCGCCAGGTGGTAAGAGTAGAAGCAGGCATTACCGGGAAAAATGCGTTTTTCGATCAACTTAATTCAACTGCGGCGGTAAAGCGGACAGTTCGTCACGCTGATACTCCGTTGGTTTCAACTCCTCACCTCAGACGGCGCGTATCTCTGGCTGATTACGATTGGGCTGATCTTGTTGACAATATGGACGTCAAGAAGGTTCTGACTGATCCGGCCAGTAACTATGCGATCAATGCCAAGAATGCAATGAACAGGGCAATGGACGATGAAATAATCGCCTGCGCTTTAGCTACCTGTTACGGCGGCGTTGACGGTTCCACTTCCTACACCTTTGATAGTTCCTACAACGTGGTTGCGGCTGCATCGGCAGGTCTTACCGTTGCGAAACTGCGATCAGCAAAGGCAATACTTGACGGCAATGAGGTTGAGGATGATGATCGTTTCTGTATTGTAGGGTCTAAGCAGTTGAGCGATCTTCTGTCAATCACAGAGGTCACAAGTTCCGACTTTAATACCATAAAAGCATTGGTCTCCGGTCAGGTTGATACTTTCCTCGGATTCAAGTTTATCCGGTCGGAAAGACTGCCCTTAGCCAGTACGACTCGTAAGTGCCTTGCGGGGCAGAAAAACAGCTTGCTGTTGGCAATCGGCCTGGATGTGATCACCGATGTCGGCCCGCGCCGCGATAAGAACATGGCAACTCAGGTTTATCTTGGCATGTCCATTGGCGCAACCCGTATGGACGAAGACGGTCTGGTCGAGATTGATTGCATTGAGTCTTAACAATTAACTGGCGGGTGTAAAAGCCCGCCATACATTAACAAATACGGAGGTTTTTAATTATGGATGCTTACGGAGCAAATTCAACATTATTTAACACCCCGGTTCCCTCAACTTTCATGGGTGCTGAATGGGGTGGTAAGGTAAGGGCAACGCACGATAGCTACACATTCGCGTCAGCGATTGCCGGCCTGACTCTTCAGGTTGGCGTATTAAAACCGGGCGAGGTTTTCCTTGACGGTTTTATCCAGTCAGCTGATTTAGGTTCGGCAACGACTTTGATCATGGGTGATGCTGGCGACACTGATCGCTATCTTGCCGCAACGGTATTTACCACAGCTGGTCAGGTAACTGCATGCCGCAAAGATGTGGGATTGGGTTACAAAAACAGCACAACGGCAGACATTCCTATTTATATCACTGTCGGTGTGGAAACGGCAAACGGAGCCATTGAAGTCGTTATCTTCAAGGCTTGCCCGAATTAACAACAATTTAACAGGACGGGGAGGGGCAACTCTCCCCGATTATTAACATGATCGAATTGCTGGCAAAAGAGAAAGCTAAATATGACCGGATGCACCAGATTGACGGTTATAGTCCGGGGCCGGGGCTATCTTATGTCAGTAATGCGCTTCGGTATATTAAACAGGGCGACTCGATCATTGATTTTGGATGTGGCACAGGAGATGCGGCACAGGTTTTTATTGACCTGGGACATGATGTCCATGCAGTTGATATATCGTCCAAGGGGTTACATCATGAACTTGGAGACAAGTATTTTCAGTCTTCGCTTCACGATTTGCCAAAGGCATTACCTCCGGCAAAGTGGGGTTTTTGTGTTGATGTTATGGAGCATGTGCCGACACCATGGGTTGAATTAGTATTGGCGCAGATGTCCCAAAAAGTTGAGAACTGTTTTTTCTCAATATGCGGCGCACCTGATGGATGGGGAGCAAAGATCAATGAAGTTTTGCACTTGACTGTCATGCCGGGTGATTGGTGGTTGGATAAAATAAGCGGATTTTGGGTTGATGTGCAGTTGGTAAATACTAACTCAACCTCTTACGAAATAGTGGCAAAAGAGGCGAAACGTGACTGATATTCCTATCTGGGAAAGCAACGGCATAAGAGGCAGGGGCGAAAAGGCTCCCGGATGTGCTGGTAACTTTAAAGGCACGGCGGTTGTTCTGGGATCGGCGCGGTGTATTTGGGACGATTGCGCCAAGATAGACTTCACCAAAGTTGAGGTCATTGCCATTAACAATATGATTATGCACCACAAAGGCAGGGTTCATCATGGCGTGTCATTGCACCCGGAAGAGCCGCCTCTATGGAGGCAACTGCGCTGGACGAATCAATGTGAGGAAAGTCATGTCACAACACATAGTCACCGGCTGCCGGAGAACAACGACAACCTTTCGCCTTATGACTTTAAGACCAGATGCGGTCTTGATTATCTTTGGGAGATTGAAGGTGGCAGGGGTGGCAGTTCTGGCCTATTTGCGGCCATGGTCGGCTTGGCTTTGGGTTATGACAAGATTATTCTCGCCGGTGTTCCCATTGATGGGACAGGACATTTCTTTGATCCTCCGGGGAAAGTAGTTAATCAGTTTCTAGGTACGAACATTAAAGAAGAATGGAACAACGCAAACCGCAATTATTTTAAAGGCCGTGTCAAATCATTATCGGGCCGCACACGGGAGTGGTTAGGAGAGCCATGAGAACTAAAAGATATACAAATCTTGCAATTATAAAAGCAGCTGATGCCGATGTTGTTTTGACGCATGCGGATGTTGTGACAACTGGCCTCAATAAAACAGCAGCCGAACACGCCCAAGCGGACGCGGAGGCGGCCCAACATGCAGCAGAAATAGCTCAGGGTCTTGCCGAACACGCACAAAGTCATGCGGAAGCAGCACAGGATGGAGCAGAAACGGCTCAAGGATTGGCTGAACATGCACAGGCTGACGCGGAGATTGCTCAGGGTGAGGCTGAGGATAATGCCACTATTGCACAAAATACAGCGGCAGGGATTACCTCTATGTATTCATCCGTAGTTGAGTCTCAGGCAGTGATAAACGCTCTTTTGGGATTGGGCATAGGGGGAAGTTACATTAACAGCGAGGGCGAGCTTATAATGACATACAATGCAGCATCCGCCACCAGTATTGAGATTAACGCCGATGGCGAACTTATTGTTGAATATTAAGGAGAGAATATGGCAGAAATTAATTTAGGAAGAATCAAACCGATATGGAAAGGCGCTTATTCGGCGGCGGTAGTATATAAGCCATTAGACTTTATATCTTATTTAGGCTCACCGTATTTTTGCATATTGGAAACAACGGCGGGAATCTTGCCGACTAATGCAACATATTTTCAGTTGGTAAGCTCACCGCTTTTGGCGGCTGCTATTACTGATGGCGATACAACTCATGCACCTGATGGGAATAGTGTTTATGATGCCTTGGCATTAAAGGCTAATCTAAATTCGCCGGTATTTACCGGATCGCCAGAAATGCCGACTTTAAAACTGACTACCGGAGCCGGAGCCGGGAAAGTTCCTGTGTCTGACGCTGATGGTGATTTGACGTTGACCGATCTTGCTGCCGGATTACCTATTGCCACGGCTGCCGGGACAGTTGATGCCATTACTGCGAATTACTCACCAGATATTGCCCTGGCTGATATGACTATTATTGCATTTGTAGCCAGTGGGGCCAACACGTCAGCTACACCTACTTTCGCACCTGATGGTTTAACCGCACACACAATAGTTAAACATGGTGGAGCCGCTTTAGTTGCCGGAGACATACCCGGTGAACATGCAGTTTGCATCATGGAATATAATCTGACTCATACAAGATGGGAATTATTAAATCCAGCCGCGGCGGGCGGGGGAACTACTTTTGCTTCTTCGGCTGAGGTTTTAGCCGGATCAGAAGCGGCCAAGGCCGTTGCCCCTGACACGCTAAAGACAGCGCTCGATCTTAAGGCGAACATTACGCCCTCTTATTATGGGGTATCTTGGGACGAATCAGCCGACACATACGCCAGAACGGGAGATAATGCCGGATTGCTCGTTGGGGTTACTTTGGGGAATACTCGCCTACCAATACAGGCAAACATGAAGCGATGTTTACTTGCAGACGATGGCACAGTTAATCACTATCTTGACCCGACAAATTCTGCACTTCTGGCCGAAGGCGGGAATGCTACACTTGACGGCTCAGATGGTCAGGTGATGGTTCAGATTCCTAAGTTTTGGCACAAACACACCTATGTTGGTACTGTTCATACATGGGAAGTAAGCACAGTTGCAAGAACGGGCTTTGCTGTTCATCCGGCGTTTTTATCAGGAGCAACCGAATATGACTATATCTATGTCGGAGCTTACGAAGCTATCCTCTGGGATGCAACAACCTCAACATACATAGACTATGCCGCTGGCGCGACCATAGACCACGACAACGATAAGTTAAGCAGTGTTACAGCAAAAAAACCAGTCACAAATATAACACGGCATTACGGCAGAGTAATGGCAGCTAAACGGGGTACTGGCTGGTCACAAGAATTGTATGATTACAGATCAGCAGTTCAATTACTTTACCTGACTGAGTATGCCAGTTTTAATTCACAGGCCAAGATTGGTGCTGGTATTTCGAACGTAACAGATTGGGCAAATATTTCTTATTATCCTTTTGCTCCGAGTGGCAATTCCAACAGCATAGGGAATGCAACTGGAAACACCGCTGGCGGTACAGGGTACGCAGCAGAAGCCAGCAAGTATATGAGTTATAGGGGCATAGAACACTTTTACGGTCATATTTACAAATGGATGGATGGTCTGAACGTCTATGAAAGCGGCGGTAATCATCGTGCTTATGTCTGCAATGTTCTTGCTAACCTGAATGACGATACAACAACGAATTATACCGATACTGGTATAAACTGTAAAGCAGACGATGGGTATCAAAACACATTGATTAATATAGACAGAGGTTTCTTGCCTGCGGTTGGTACTGATGCAGATGCGGCTACTAAGATTACTGACTATTATTACCAGACTACGGGGTGGGCGGTTGCCCGTTCTGGGGGTAGTGCTAGTTATGGCGCGGATGACGGTGTCTTCTGTCTGAGTGTCGTCAATGCTTCGTCCAGTTCGAATGCGGCTATCGGCTCCCGCGTGTGTTTTAGATAACGAGAGAACGGAACACGGAGGCACAAAATGGCATAGATTAACATAAGTAATAAGGTTGCATGCTGGTGCGCTGAGGTAGGCGGTTGCCCATTCAGGAGGTAATGCTAATAATGGCACGAATGACAGTGTCTTCTATCTGAATGTCAACAATGCTTCGTCCAATTCGAATGCGAATATCAGCTCCCACGTATGTTTATTAAGTAAGGCTCTAAAGCATGTGACCGCACCTCTTGGTGAAAAATAAAGACTGTCTCATTATGTGCTGGTAGGGAAACCGAAAGCTCAGAGACGAAAATAAACACAAAAGGAACAGGATGAAACGGTACGGTAATTTATACGAGAAAATTTACGACATCGAGAATATTCGGCTGGCTCATCATAACGCCCGGAAGGGCAAGAAGCATTATGATGGAGTGGGCATTGTTGACGCTAATCCTGAATATTACTTTGAGCAAATTCATAAAATGCTAAAAGACAAGACCTTCAGGAATGCGCCATATCATATCTTTAAAAGAAAATTCGGCACGAAAGAACGTGAAATATTCAAGCTCCCGTATTTCCCGGACAGAATCATTCATCATTGTATCATGCAGATCATGGAACCTATCTGGAAAAAATCATTGATACGGGACACGTATTCCTCAATTAAAAACAGAGGGTTGCATGATGGCGTAAAGAGAGTCAAGAAGGCACTTAAAGATCAAGAAGGCACTAAATTTTGTCTTAAATTAGACATCAAAAAGTTTTATCCGTCTGTTGATCATAATGTTTTAAAACAGATAATCAGGAAAAAGATTAAATGCCCCGATACGCTTTGGCTTCTGGATGAAATAATAGACTCAACACCTGGTATTCCTATTGGCAATTATTTATCTCAATACTTCGGGAATATATATCTGTCCGGGTTGGATCACTTTATTAAAGAAACCTTACAAGTCAAATATCATTTTAGATATTGTGACGATCTTGTGCTATTCGCCAGTACCAAAACAGCCCTACATCAAGCAATTAAGGCCATAAAAGAGTATTGCAGTTCATCCCTGCTGCTGTCATTAAAAAGCAGTTATCAGATTTATCCTGTCGATATTCGCGGAGTTGATTTCCTTGGATACAGATTCTTCCACGGCTTTGTCTTGTTGCGTAAGTCTATTGTGAAAAACTTTAAGATCAAGACAAACACAATCCGTAAAGATTGGGAAAAATTATCCGCAACCAAGGTTATCAATGGTTTGATGAGTTATTACGGATGGATAAAACACGCTGATTGCAAGAGGCTTTTTGATAAATATGTAAATGCAGAAATAAAAAACATAGTTGGAATATGCTGCGCCCAACTAAAACAAAACAATCCCTTGATGGAGGTTGCACCATGAAATCAAACTCAGACTCTATACCGCTAACCACGGTTAAATCAAATGGTTTAACCCAAGTTAGATATGATGCAGTTGAAGTAACCAGAGAAAACCCCGATGGAAGCACAAAAACAAGTTACGATTTTACTTATGTGGAGATTGCGGCCGAGCTTACAAGAGACAAAATAATTGCCGCTATTATCACCGATGTACACAGCAAAGACGCTGAAATCGCACTGATAAACAATGAACTTGCCAGTCCGGGGACAGAGCAATACACGGGGTATCAGGCACTAAGGGCTCATGCTAAAGAGATTGCCGATGCTGTGATGGAATTAATCTAAAGGATTGTTTAAAAATGGAGGACATAGCACCACCAAAACGATTTAGTGACTTCGCCCGTGAGCATGTCCCTTTAGACGGCGCGAAGTTGAAAATTGACGATATTATAAACAAAGAAATAACTGTTACCGGATACAGGTTTAAGGACAGTAAATTTACAAAGGATAAAGTTACCACATGCCTGACCATACAGTTTTTACTTGGAGATGCAAGACATGTTGTCTTTACCGGAAGTGGGGTTTTGTTGGATCAATGCAAATCATACGGAAGCGAAATCCCGTTCTTGGCAACGGTAAAGAAGATAGATAAGTATTTTACGTTTACATAAAGGAGGCTGAATTAAATGCCAGTTAAAATTATTGTAATTGAAGACTCGCCATCATTAACCGGTGAATACTGTTACATACAGAGGTCTGCCGATGGATATGTTTTGGAAAATTCTGTGTCAGCCGGACATACCCTGGGTGAGTTTTATTCTCCGGCAACAGTAACAGACATGAAAATCCCTTTGACGGAAAACTCTAATTTGCCAGGTGTTTACGAAGCCAGCGAAAACCGAATCCCTTTTGATGATGGAAAATACATTGTGCGTTATTGCCAGTCTGATGATGTCATTTTCGCCGTTGAGGATTGGAGCGTAAAGAGTGATGCAGTAGTAAACGCGACTGAATGGATGGTTGAAATACCGTCCGGGACAACAGCAATAGGAAGTTCTGCTTTGGTGATATGCAATAATGCTTTGCGGCTCCTGGGCAATAACCCCATTAATGCAATAACCGATGATAATAAATCCGCTAAACTCTGTTTACAGTTCTATCAGCAAACAGTTGACGCAGTTTTGAGGGCATATACTTGGAATTGTGCCACGGTAAGATCATTAGCATTGACGGCGGCTACCGCGCCAGCGTTTGGGTTCAGTTATGCTTTTGCCTTGCCGGAAGGATGTTTGCGGGTATTAAATATTCTCGATGATGACACCATAAAATTTAAGATTGAAAATGGTCTTTTACTGACAGACGACTCAGTGGCACAAATAACCTACATTAAACGCATTAGCGCATCTGAAATGGATACGCTAGTAATTGATGTTGTATCGGCACGGTTAGCCGCCGTAATGTCCTTTGCCATATCCAATTCTCCTACTGTGGCTGAATCAATGTGGCAATTATATAGGGCTAAGCTAGATGAAGCACAAACCGTTGATGCTTTTGAAGGAACGGCTCCACAACTGGCATCTGATGATTGGAATAATTCAAGGGGGTAGGCAATGCCAAGAGTATCACCCGCAATAAGTAATTTTACCGCAGGCGAATATAGTCCGCAGATGTTCGGACAGATTGATCTTGCGTCTTATCCAAACGCCTGCCGGTTAATGAGAAACTTTATCTGCCGTGTACACGGAGGAGCGCAGAAACGGCCAGGAACAATCTTTGTAGGCGAGGTAAAATACAGCGCCAAGGATACTCGCATAATCCCATTTCAATATAGCACTACACAAACGTACGTTTTGGAAATAGGCGACTCTTACATGCGCGTTTATGTAGATGGCGGACAGGTTCTCAATGACGATGGTGTAGTATATGAGGCGGGCGTTCCTTACGTTGAAAACGACTTAGAATTACTGCGTTACGTTCAAGATAAAGATCTTATGTATTTCTTTTTAAGAAGCAAACCGATTCAAAAACTAATACGTTATGATCACGATGATTGGGAATGTTCGACAGCCCCTATCATTAACGGCCCGTATTTGTCACAAAACAATGATGTGGAGGTGGGCTCTAATCTGGTATCCAATTATGATATGGAACTCGATTCCGGTTGGACATCGGTTGGCTCTCCAACAATACAACAGCGAAGTGCTGAGCACGCATACACAGGCAATTATTCCCGCAAAGTAACATCATCAGACGGATTATCGGGCATGAGATCAGAGTCATTCCCAACAACAAACGGATATGATTATCGGGTGAGATTTAGAGTGTTTACCTCGGAAGGCTCGTTGACTCTAAAAATTAAAGAGGGGAGTGATTCAGGAACGCTAAATACACTGGACACCATCACCTCTATTCCTCTTGATGAGTGGACTGAATATGAACGATGGTTTAAGGAAACAGCGGGAGGCGCAACGGCTTATGTGGCGTTTTTGGGAAAGGCAATCTACATTGATAATGTCGAAATATATAGGGTTGACACAATAACAATAACACCCTCGGCCGTTACGGGTAACTGGATCACATTAACAGCAAATCAACCCTTATTTGTGGCCGGACATGTTGGAGCTTTCTTTAAATTAACTCATGGCGAAGCGGTAGGGCACGTTATTATCCGCAGCGTTCAATCTGACACAGTTGCGTTAGCTGACGTGGTTTCTGAATTGGGTGATGACTCTGCAACGGCCAGTTTTGCCGAAGGTGCATGGTCGCCAAAGAATGGTTATCCTTCATGCGGGGCATTCTATGAGCAACGGCTTATTGTGGCATCATCGGAGAATGATGAGGACGCGGTCTGGGGTTCAAAACCTACTGAATACGAAAACTTTACACCCGGTGTCTTAGCCGCTGATCCCATTGGATATAAATTACAATCTGATATTATCCGGTGGCTTGCCCCTATGGGCCAGCTGGTTGTCGGCACTGTAAATTCAGAATATCGTCTTGC